CCCCTGCCAAGATGGTGTATGCCGCCATGCCCTGCCGGCCCCTCAGGGCCGGGCGAGGGGTATGGAGGCATGCGCTTTCCTTGGCAGGGCCTGCACGTGCTCGAGGTGAGTGTCCGGTCGAGACGTATGACATCGCTGCGTCACGCGTCTCCCAGGCGCCCGCGTCGCGGAGCGCAGCGACGCGCCAGGCGCCGTAGAGACCGGGAGGCACCGTGTCATGCGTCGAGCCCGGGCGCTCGCGCGCAGCCGCGGCCCAGCCTGCTGGGACGGGGGCAGGCACGGGGCGGACCGCCTCCCGCGCCCTCGGCCTGTCCCGCTCTTTGTGTGAGCACGGCCACGCCTAGCCGATAGGGCGGGTACGGGTGCGGAGACGGTCCACGGCTTGCCCAGTTCCGTCCCGGTTTTCTCCGACCGTTGGTATTGCAACGAAAAGTCCGTTATGACGGCATACACGCCTCGACTTTTCCGCGGTATTCCGCTGTCGGTCCCAGGGCTCGTGAGCGGCGGTCGTCATGAGCCCCTCCCTCGCTGCTGTCCAGGACCGACGCGGCGCGGCGGCGGCGGTACGTAGACGGTCCCCGGGCGATCGGTACAGGCTCGCTCACCCGGGGCGGCCTCCCCCGCCCCTCCCACCGCTCCCCTGCCGAGCCGGTTCGTAGACGTCCTCGACGCCGTCGGCGATGGCGGTCCAGCCCCGTAGCGGTTCTCAGGATCTTCCCAGGTTTCTCAGGTTCCTCCCAGGTTTCTCCGCCCCCGTACCTCCACGGATGTGAATGCCGTCACTCAAATTAATTTCTCAAAGTGACGTATGATGGCGGGCAAGAGATCTGCGTCACATGTAACTTATCATACACCTGCCGGTACCAAGTGTATGACAGGCATACGGACTTTTCCTTGGAATGGCGCGGGTGTATGCTAAGTTACATATTAAGTAATAGGCTTACTCCCCCCGTAGGGGGGAGTAAGCCATACATATAGAGGGGGTCTGTGGCTGGGACCACACTACGTTCCCAGGAAACTCTCAGGATCCCTACCCCTCCACGGTAGCGGCGCTGACCGGCCCGGCCCGGGGCCGCACCGCGTGCGCCCCCGCCGTCGCGGCCCGCCCCAGGTACCTCGTCAGCCTCTGCAAGCCTCTCTGACGACCTGGCCGGCGCTCCCCGGTACCTGCACCTAGGTACTTAGGTGTCTGCCCGTCTACGGCGCCTACAGGTCCTCCCGGCCCTGCTCAGCCGGTCGGGGCCTCCCGGCTCCCGCAGGGCCGCCAGCCCTTCCAGGACCATGAGGCCGTGTAAGCCTCTCTGACGGCCTAGTGCACCTCCACCCGTATGACGGCCCCGCCTCACCGTAAAAGTCCGTCAGAGAGGCTTACAGGCATCTTCACGGGCACGTAAAGGCCCCTCCCGCTCGCCGCGGGAGGGGCTAGGCCGGGGCGAGGCCGTCAGCAGGACGAGACGCCCTCCTCGCTGACCCACCCGCCGCGGCCGGGTACGCGGCCAGGCATCTCGACCGGCCTGCCGTCATCGAGGCCGTCGTGAGCGGGGACGAGGGCGTGGCCGCCCCGGGTGGGGAGGATTCCGCTGCCTCCCTCCCGCAGGCAGCGGGGCGACCTGGGGGAGTGCTTGCAGATCGGGGAGTCCCAGCCCTTGCCGTACGAGGGCTCCAGCTTCTCCATCTCGTGGATCTCGGCCTGCGTGTGGTGAGGCCTTGGGTGGTGCCGGAACTGGCCGTGCTCGAAGGCGGCGAGCGCTCCGACGAGGGTGGCGATGACGAGGGCGACGGTGGCGGCGATGGCGGCGATGTAGGCGCTGCGGGTGGGGCGGTTCGTGCTCATGGCTTAAGTGTATGCACGCATACGCCCCCGCAGCAAGTCTCTGCGGGGGCGTATATGGTGGCGCGCGTCACTATGCCTGGGAGAGGATCGCTCCGACGGCCATGACGGCGTGCCCGATGGTGGGGAGCTGGACGGTCTCCTCGCCGTAGGAGAAGGAGACTCCGCCGTCCAGCGGGGCGATCACGGCGCCCTCCCCGTCCGGGAGCCAGATCACGTGCACGAGCCCGGCCCTCCGCACGCGGCACCGCACGTCGAAGGCCGTGACCCGGTCCTTCACGGAGGCCCGGCCGTTGTGGGCTACCGCCTCCATGAGGGCGTCAGAGATGACGACAGGGTCCACCCCGTCGTACCCGTACCTCCTCACCGGCAGACCCTCGCGGGGCACGAGCCAGAAGTCATCGGTGAGCTGGGCGCTGCTGGGTCCGACGGTCACGTACTCGCCGTGGCTCTCTCTGACCGCGTTGAGACGGCTGTAGGGCCACTGGCGATCGATCTGTGCGGCTACCCGCTCGACCATGTATGTTTTGGTGCTCATGGTTTCTCCTAGATGGGTGATGGTAGTGGTCTAGAACACTCTGGCCTGGAACAGGGTCTCCCTGACCGTGGAGGCGTACCGGCCGTGCACCGTCAGCGCCCCGCTGTCCGGGTCGAGGCCGATGACGGCCTCCGTGCACGTCCCCCACGGGCAGGGATTGCGCAGGGACAGCTCCCCCTCACCGACCTCGACCACGTATCCGGCGTCCTCAAGCGCGTCCTGGGCCCGGCACAGGCGCTCTCCGCCCAGGTCCAGGCGGATTACCAGAGGGAGGACGTAGGTGATCGAGGGGTACTCCTCCGGTGCCTGGGAGAAGTCCATGCGGAGCGGGCCCACTGCCGTCCGCAGGCGGGCGTCTCCGCCCGGCTCCTCCCGCACGAGCCGGATCACGTACTCCAGGACCTCCCCCGCGGAGGTCAGGTGAGCGGTGAGCTCGATGCGCCCGCCCTCTCCGTCCCTGACCGTGACGGACCCTCGCCCGTACCGGGCGGGGTCAGGAAGAGGCTCGGGAAGGCGGCAAGCAGGTCCAAGAGCGTCGCGTAGGACTTCCAGCAGGTCGGCGGCCACGCGCTCCTGCACGTCCCGAAACGACTCCCGGGTCCCGGTGGCGGTGGATAGTGTCTTTAGGCTCATGTCACTGTCCTTTTGTGAGTGGATTGGCTGTCTGGGTACAAGATAAGGCTAGCGCCGCCCCTAAGGGCGGCGCCAGTCCCCCTATCCCAACATTTATGTGATCTCAGTCACTCACCTCCTCTAGACAGGTGGGCGATCCTGCGGTCGAGGTACTGGCGGGCCTTGCGCAGGTCCTCCAGCCGCTTTGCCTCGCCGCCCTTGCGGCCCTGCCGCAGCAGGTACTTGCCGCAGTTCCACAGCAGCGGGTCCGACGGGAAGGCGGCGTCCAGCACGTCCCACGACTCGACGTTGGCCGCGTCGCTCAGACCGAGCGCGGCGAGCGACTGCCCGAGCCAGGTGTAGTGATCCGGGGACTCGACGGCCTCAGTCGCCGTCCTCGTCGGTGCGGGGGGCTCCTCGGTCAGGGGGTCCGGGTAGTCCCACTCCGCCAGCGCGTTCCTAACGTAGGGCCTGTCGCTGATGGGCCTGTCCGCGTAGTACCGGGCCCTCAGCCACTCTGGAACGTACAGGGTCAGGTCTAGCATCCCCTCCGGGTCTTGGGACGGATCATCCAGACCATGGGGAGCTGTGGCCGATGACCAGAACAGGGTGCGCGTAAGGGAGAACTCACTCAAGGCGGAGTCTCGTTCCAGGGCCTCTACGTACTCCTCCGGGAGCGTGAGATGGACGTTAGGTACCAGCCCTCCCCACACCTCTAGGCAGGCCCCGTTACCGAGGTAGATCTCGACGCTCGGGTCCCGGTCCGGGAAGTCCTCCAGGTCGAAGACGAAGTCCCCGTCCTCCAAGAGGATCCTCCCCCCTCCTGCGGCCAGGGCCTGCCGGTACGGGGTCTTGAGGGGTGAGTCGGACCTGACCAGGTAGTCGAACTCGGAGTAGCGTCCCATCAGATGTCCTCTCGGGTGGATGCGGTGTTCTGGATCTTCATAGCGCTCTCCGCACGGTCTCGAAGGGTCTCGCCCAGGGCGAGTATCGGGAGTCCCGCGGCCAGGGCGACGGCTGTAGCGGTAAGTGAGGCGATCATGCGGCCTCCCCTCCCCGGGAACTCATCCACGTCGTCACGGCCTCCAGGGCGGAGGCTCCGAACGTGGCTGGGATCGTCATGCCGTTCGGGTAGACGCTCCAGCAGCGCTGTCCGCAGCGCTTCAGCTGGGCGACGGCCTGCCCGTTCTCATAGACAAGGCACGCGGAGGCCTCGTGCAGGGTGTCCGCGTCGAGCGGCTTGATTCGCGCCTGAGGGTGCTGGAAGACGCGGGTCCAGGTGGTCTTTGTAGGTGAGATCTCGGTGCTCATGATTCCTCGCTAGGCGGTGGGGGCTGCGGTCTTGCCCTAAGCGTATGCCGTCATACGGCCCAAGGCAAGCCCGCAGCGGTCAGAACAGTGTGGGCTGCGTCTCACCGTCCCCGAACCGCGGGGGCTTGCGCTTCCACTGCCCGAGCACGCGGTCAACGGTCTGGCGGGTCATTCCTGAGACCGAGCTCAGGACCGACTTCGACACGCCTCGCGAGTAGGCGGCCAGCACCTCCTGCTGGAGAGCGGCCCGAGCCAACTGAGCGTCTCGGCGGGCCTTCCGGTCGAGGCGGGCGGCCTCCTCCAGCGGGTCGCTGAGAGCCGGATCCTGATCCGTCTCGACGGCCTCAGGGGCCGGGAGCCGCTGCTCCAGCGCGTGAGCGCGTTCCTGCGAGTCCTCGAGAGCCTTGGCCTGATGGACGGTCAGTGAGAGCAGCTTGCGCAGGTCCCCGGCCATCGCGCGCTCGGCGTCGATCCCGAAGGCGCCTCGGTAGCCCTTGCCTCCGGCCCACGCATCCAGGCGCCTGGGCAGGTCTGCAACGTCGTTGATGGATGTCATAGGTGTCTCCTATAGGTTCAGTCGTCCAGGTAACGGGTAGCCCAGGCCAGGGCCAGGGCAATGACCTGAATCACCTCGGACTCCAGGTCCGAGCCGTGACCGGTCTCGGCCTCGTTGTCGTAGGTCAGGCAGGCCGCGACCTCGCCGATCTCCTCGACGAGGGCGAACAGCCTGGTCTCGTCTGAGTGGCCGTCGCACTCCAGCGTCATTCCGGGGTGCTTCTTGGCGGCTCGGATGTACTCCTCCCGCGCGATAGTGAGGACGTCGGTCTCCTCGGGCAGGAGGTTCGACGCCGCGCGGGCGATCTTCCACAGCCACTCCCGGACCGTCTCCCGGCTGACGACGGCGGCGTCCGGCAGTAGGGCCGCGTAGTGCAGCATCCATACGACCTCACGGCTGGGGGACGGATTCTCGGGCGGGATGGTCCAGCCGTGGAACTTCTTGAACCCCTCCACCCACACCCGGGTCATGCGGGTACAGGTAGGCGCCCCCTCCGGGACGGGGACCGCGGCGCGCTCCAGGACTCGGCCCAGCTCGGAAGCCTCGCCCTCGCGGTAGGTAAGCAGATAGGCGTCCTGGAGAGCCCTCTTCAGCTCCTCCACACGTCTCTGAGCCGCCCGGGGCACGGCTCCCGGGCAGTTGTTATATGGTGACGTCACTGTGTCTCCTAACGTAGTTGGGGTGGACGTATGAAATCATACGTCCACCCCTTAGGAGATGCAAGCCGTCAGAACCTCGGAACCGTGCCAGCCAGCGAGAGACCGCTCACAGCTCGGCGGATCGTCCCCCGCGGGACGAACAGCGACGCCTGGCCGGCGTCCCTTAGACCGAGCAGGCCCATGCTCAGCGCGTCCACCTGGTCGTCGTGACGTCCCGATGGGAACGCCCGCATCTCGGAGATGAGCTCGTTCACCCAGCCGTTGCCGGGGTCCGAGGGGTGGGGCAGGTAGACGTTGCCGGACTCGATCTCCGGCGTCACGGCACGCGCCCGAACCTCCTTGGATGATCGGGGCTTGATCGGCTTGATGCCGGCGACCTTCTTACGCAGCACGTCGATGGCCGCCGTACCGTTGGCGGCGTCCTCGACAAGGCGCTGATGGACGAACGAGCCTCCGGGGCTCGCCTTGTCGTCCAGGTCGCCGGCGCTGCACCAGCGCAGCATCTTCTCCAGCGTCTGCGTGAAGGACCACTGCCCACGCTGCTGCGCGATCAGGAACCTGTCTGGCCCCTGCCGGCACCAGCGCTGGCCGACGGCGTAGTCCGACGTCGAGCTGCCCTTGAAGGTGAGGTCCCACGAGTCGAGCCACTGCCCGCGCTCCAGGCGCTCCCGTGGCAGGAGGATCACGGAGTCGTCGCCGTCCTTGACCTTGGAGGGGTCCGTCGTCCAGAACCGCAACCAGCCGAGGTTGAAGATCGAGCCGTCGGCCGGCGTCGGATGCTGCTGGTACAGGGCCTCCCACATGTACGAGCCCACGGAGCGCTTGAGGGAGTCCCAGCGCTCGAGCGCCTCCTCGCGAGTCTCCTCCACGAGGGGGCTGTAGAGCGGGTCTCCTGGCTCGCGGCCCAGCGGGTCGTCCTCCTCGGCGATGGCCGGGAAGATGACGTTCTCCCACTTGTCTGCGTCGGGGTTCTTGGCGGGGTTCAGCAGACGGCCGATGAAGTCGTCCTCGTGCCAGCGGGTGGCGATGGCGATGCAGAGGAACGGGGGCTCCAGACGGGTGACGGCGTTGGCCTGCCACCAGTCCCAGATCGCCTCGCGCTTGGCCTCGCTGTGCGCGTCGGCGAAGTCCTTCACGACGTCGTCCATCAGCATGACCTTGAAGCCTAGACCGGTGATCGACTGGCCCGGGGCCGAGCGGGAGACGATGCCTCCGCCCCTAGTCGTCTGCCACTCGCTCACGGCGCCCGCGTCGCCGGCGATCTTCAGGCCCCACTTGTCGCCGTCCTCCTCGACGAAGCGGCGGACCTGGCGTCCCCACGCAGTGGCGAGCTGGGGCGAGTGGGAGATAAGGCCGATCTTCCAGTCCGGGTGCTGGCGCAGCAGCCAGATCGGCAGGTTGATCGAGGTCAGCGTGGACTTGCCCATGCGGGGAGGCATGGAGATCGTCATGTAGCGGTTCTCGCCGTTCTCGACGGCGCGCACGGCCTCTGCCAGCCGGTCGGAGAGGTACTGGATGTGCGGACGGCCTGCGTATGCCTCGTCGAGCTGCTGGGCGCTCTCCAGCGGGTCCGCCGCCTGCCTGTAGGTCGGGTCGTGCGGGTATGGCGCTCCGGCGTGGGGCTTGCCGTCGCACGAGGGTCGGTCGCACTTCGGCTGGTTCTCCAGCCACGCCTGCCGCTTGATGAGGGCCTCAAGCTCCTCCTCCAGCTGAGCCGGGGTCATCTCCCACGGCTCCAAGGGCTTCTTCACCTTAGGCATAAGCATCTCCTATCGCTGAGGTGGAATCTCATATGGATACAGAATACCGCCACCCCTATCCCCAAGGGTGGCGGTATCTCTGCCCCAGTGTCCCGGGTCAACTCTACTGCTCGACGTCGATCACCTCAACTTCAGCCGGTCCCACTTCTATGAGACCCTGCTCACGCTTGCGGCGCTCAACCTCGGCGACCAGCTGCTCGATCCTCGACGTCGTGGCCGACGCCGTCATCTCGGCCAGATTAGAGGAGACCTCGACCTGAATCTTGGCCGAGTCGGCCCCAGCACCGGCGGCCTCCCGCTCGATGCGCGCCGCGACGTCCATCATCTGGACGATCCCGTTCGCACTCATCCGGGAGATCCGGTCCTCGGTGAGGCTGTCGAGCCACATCTCGGCCTTCTCCAGAGCCTTTCTGCCGAGGGCCCGATGACGGTCCCCCATGGCGATCCGGTAGCGAACGAGCTCGTTCGCCTCGTTCTCCGCCATGTGCTTGTCCCAGGCCTCGACGCGCTCCTTCCACGACCACCGGGCCGAGTATGAGTTGCCGTTGGGGGCGTCCCGCACCCGCCGGCGCTCCATGTCCCGATAGGTCTTGAACGAGCTGTAGGCCGCTTCTGTCTCTCCGTCCTGACGCTTCCAGATCGGTCGGGTGTAGTCCAGAGGGGCGGGCTTCCTCGGCGCCGGCGGCTTCGCGGTAGTCACAGCCCCTCCAACTCTGAGGTCCAGCCCTGCGCCGGGGCCATGGCCCTGTTGACGAGGCCTCGAGCGAGGTCCTGGGCGAAGGCCTCGGCGAACTCCTCACCCCAGCCCTGGTCCCGAACCATCTGCGTGCGGATTCCTGCACAGGTGGCAGTGATGGAGAGGACCGTCTCCCCGGCGATCATTAGAGCGTCCCCGGCGTCGGCTGCCGCGCTATCCGGCTGCTCAGGGATGTCGTCAATCACTGCCCTTGCTGCTGAGCTCATGGAGCAAGTCCTCCTTCTCCTGCTTCTTCATCTGGTCGACCATGATCCGGTAGATCCGGGCCACTGTCTTAGCGTGCCAGCACGAGGCGTAGCGCGAGTGCTGACCGTGCTTGCAGGTGCACGTGAACCGCGGGTACCCGTGGTCCGACTTCAGGACCACGTGGTGGAACCTCTTGCCGTCGCGTCCCTTGACCTCGCCGGTGTTCCGGGCCGAGTAGGACCTCACCCACCAGACCCGAGGGTTCACCTCATCCTGGTAGACGGCGCCGGTGCGCCACGTCTCCCGGGCCGACTTCAGCTGAGCCGGGGTCATCTTCTCCCACTCCAGCTGGCGCACGAAGTCGAACTCGGTAGCAGTCAGCCTAGCCCTCGCCACTGAGATCACCTCCGGCCCCGACGACGGGGTACATGCCCGACAGGGTCGACCCGGTCAGTGCCTCACGAACGGCCCACTCCGCCTCATCGGCGTCCAGGACGGTGCAGGCGGCCCCGCCGGCGGCGCGAACGCGGCGAATCTGGCGAACCTGCTCGACCGAGGTGCGGGCCAGGGCGTGGGCGCGGGACTCTCCGGGCTTCTGGTGCTTGACCTCCAGGAAGATCAGACGCCCCTCAATGCAGACGAGCAGGTCGGGGATGCCGGCCTCCATGTAGACCGAGCCGTGCATCTTCCAGGTGACCGAGTTCGGCCAGACCTGCGCGATACGGCGCCGAATGGCGTCTACGACGCCGCTCTCCTTGCTAGCCATGTCACTCCTTTCTGTCTAAGGGGACGGCCCCGCCGTAGCGGGGCCGTCTCACTATTTGGACCTCAGAGGTCCAGGTCGTCGATGTCCAGGGCGTCCACGTCGAGCTCGACGGCGTCCTCCTCGACCGGGGCGGGCTTGGCCGGCTCAGCCGTGGTTGAGGGGGCGTCGGTCCCGTCATCGTCCGCCATGGGGTCGTCGGCCGGCTCGGCCTTTGCCGGCTTCGTGGCCCGGAGGTACTCGCGCACCTCGGACCTGACGCGACCGTTGTAGGGATCGCCGTCCTCCACAACGATGTCGACCGGGCGGCCGATCAGGCTCTTCGGGTTCAGGGCGATCTTCTTCTTGGCGATCTTGACTCCAAGGGCCTGAAGGAAGGCGGCGCTGCGGAACATGGCCTTCTCCGTCTGCGGGAGGCGGTCGATGATCTGCTGGCCGGCGTGAGGGCCGGAGGTGATCTCCAGGTAGACGACGAACATCGCGTTGCCGGCCTTGGAGGTCGTCTCCTCGAAGTCGGAGACCTCAGCGCGGTAGGTGCCGGGGGCGACGTGGGCGGTGGAGGTGTCCTTGTAGTTGGTGAAGTCAAAGGTGAGAGCCATGAGATTTTCTCCTGTGTGGTTGGGTTACTGGGTGATCAGTTGTCGGCCTTGGCCGGCTTATCGGCGGCGGGCTTGCGCTCCGGGACTCCGCCCACTCCGAGGAAGCGTGAGAGCTTCTCCAGAGTCACGGGGTGGTCCCGTCCAAGGACGGACGGGACCTTCCCGCGAAGGTTGTAGGGGATACGGGCCTTGGTCCCGTACTCCGGGTCAGTACCGAAGCGGACGATGTGCTTCAGCGAGGGGCCGTCGTCGCGGCCCGTATTGTCTAGGTCCTCCTCGACGTCGGCGTAGATGATGTAGTTGGGAGTGGCGCGGATGATCGACTGAGCACCGCGCTGAACGTCCGGTGAGCGGCGCACGCCGCCGTTGATCTCGTCCTCGACCATCTTGACCTGAGCCGTCATGACGACGTGCATAGGCTCCTTGCGGTTGCCGTCGGCCAGGCCGTACCAGAACACTGCCGTGTCGGTCATGATGTCGAGGGCCTGTCCCCATGTGCGCTGATCGGCCGGGGCGGTGCCCTGCTTGATCTCACGCACCGCGGTCTCCGAGAACCCGGTGAGGTAGCGCATCGTCATCTTCTGCAGTGCGGTAAGGCTGTCGAGGATGACGGCCTTGTACCCGTGCCCGCCCTTGTCCAGGCTCCAGAAGATATCGTCCAGGGCGGTGACGCTCTCAGGTCGGACCACGTCGATGTTCTTGGCGTAGGGGGCGTTCTTGAAGGACTGAGTGCCCTTCTCTCCCGGCAGGTCGATGAACAATGTCTTACCCATCGTGGCGACCGTGGAGGCGAGAGAGCTCTTGCCGGCCCCCTGCGCGCCGAGGATCAGCCACCGACCGAAGTCGGCTGCCTCCTCGTTCACGTCAACGATGTTGACGCCGGCGAAACTGGCCATTGAATTTCCTTCCGCTGTTTGGGTGGTGGCTTAACTGTAGGCGTATGACAGCGGGCATTGCAAGCCCGGAAGGCTACCTTCCGCTGTGAGACGGGTCACGGTAGCGGAGGCCGTACTCCTCCGGTGCGTACTCGCCGCCGGGGCCTCCGACCATCTGAGCTCGGCACAGGTCGGCGAACTCGCAGAACTGGCACGCCGCCTTCCCGAAGTTTCGCGGCGCCTCTCCCCGCTTGTCGGCGCGCATCCTTGTCCGGGAGATGTCCGAGCAGGTGTCGGCCGCTGCCTGCAGGTGAGAGCGAACGAGGTATGGGCTGACCGGAGTCAAGTGGCGGGAGAACCACTGAGAGACGGACTGGGGCGAGGTCAGGCGCTCGATCTCGGACTCCTCGGCCGTGTAGGTGCCGGCCGCGCTCCCGTCCTTCTTCATCCCCTCGAAGGGGACGCCGTCGGCGCACCACTCGAGGTACGTACGCAGGTCGTAGTCCTTGACCGACGCGGAGAGCTTGCCAGCCTTCGTGATCTTGGGCGTCTTCGGAGCCTTGGACCGGACCCGGTCGAAGGCGACGGCGCGCGGCGTCGGAACTCCCCACTCGGCGCAGTCCGGCGACAGGCCCCAGGCGTAGAGCTGGACCTGGCTGTCCATCATCTCGTCCAGGCTGGTGACCTGGCCGAGCGTGCCGGACGTCTTGCAGTCGCGGACCACTACGATTCCACGCTTACGGTCCTGGTAGACCTCGTCGGCGTAGCCCCAGAGAGTGACCCCGGTGCCGGGCACCTCGCGCTCCCAGCGCTTCTCGACGGCGAGTACCGCCTCGTTCTCGGACTCCGCGTCCCACCGCTCACGCCACTCGGCGTATACGTGGGAGAGCCGCTGAGGGAGAGGCTGTCCAAGCCACTCCAGCCAAGTCTCCCGGGCAGTCTCTCCTAGACGGTCCCAGTAGTCCACGGCGGCGGCCATGACGTCTGACGGGGAGGCGTCCCACGGGAAGGTCGGGCCGGTGTCGGTGGTCTGGATCTCCTCTGGATGGGCCTTGAGGGTTCCTTCCGCGGTCCCCTTGTTGATACGGTCCAAGGCTCGCACGGCGTGGAACCACGAACCGAAGTCTAGGGCCGGAGTGATCTCCGACCGGGCGCGTCGCAGGCCGTCGATGTAGCGGTACTTCCACGCCTGAGGGCAGCGGCGGTGGAGGGTGAGTGAGGAGTAGGTGGCCTTATCGGCCGTGATGACGTCCTCCTCGGGACGCTGGGTGGGGCTCATGATTGCTACTTCCTATCGGCGTAGATGTGACTCATAAGGGCCTTCTCTAGGTCCGTGCGGTCCTGGTAGGCCCGGAACACTAGGTCGTCCACGGTGTTCGGTGCAAGCGCGTACCAGAACGTGGTCGCGCTCTTCTGGCCGAGCCGGTTGAGACGGTCGCGGGCCTGCACGATGTCGTCGCGCTGCCAGGGGAGTGAGGCGAAGATCGCGTTCCTCGCGGTGACCAGCTCGTTAACGGCGACGGACAGCGTCTTGATCTGGGCGACGATGACGAGCCGGGCCTGGTCGTCGGACCCGAATCGCTGCCGCATCTTCAGCCGGTCCTCAGGCTTGGTGGATCCGTCGATCCGCAGGACCGTGGTCCGCTTGTCGGCGATCTCCTCCTCCAGCGCGGCGAGCTCGCGGGTGAAGGTCCCGAAGACGACGATGCGCTTCTCGTCCTCCAAGGTGTCGTGGATGAGGGAGGCGATGGTCTTCGCCTTGGACCGGCCGATCTCGCGGACCTGCCCCTCATCGTCCGGCAGGTGGCCGGCCGTGATCTGGCGGAGCCGGGTCATGCGGACCAGGCGGCTGGCCGCCGTGGCAGCGTCCCCGCCGTCACCGGCCTCCCGGATGTCGTCCTCCTCACGGAACTCGACCTGGAGCTTGGTCCGCATGTCCTCGTATGCCTTGAGCTCCTTCGAGCTCAGAGCGACGGGGAGGACCGTATCGACGGCGTCGGGCAGGTCCAGGCACTCCTCCTTGATGGCGACCGACGATCGCTCACCCATGATCTCCTCCAGGCGGTCCAGGTTCTTGAAGCCAACGACCTCGTGCCCCATGTACCCGCCCATCTCGGCGTAGTCCTCCTTGAAGTGCTTGAAAGTCGCCGCACGGCGCTCACCGTTCGGCTGCACCCGGCCGAAGGCCCTCGGGTCGAGGAACCTCCACTGGCCGTAGACGTCGAGCGGGCTGTGCGGGATGACGGTCCCAGTCAGGCCGATCCGGCGCTCAACCCGTGAGCCTATCCGTCCCGCCAGTCGAGACGCGTTGGAGGAGACCGACTTGATCTTGTGCATCTCGTCGATCACGACTAGATCCGGGTCGAAGTCGGTAACGGCGCTCAGCACGACGTCGGCCATGGTCTTGGACCCGACCTGCCGGCGCTGGGACAGGGTGTCCAGGTTGATCGCCTCGATCACAAGGCGTGGCGTGTCTTCGCCGAGCACGTCCGGACCAGCCTTGGCTGCCATCTTCCGGTCCAGCTCGACGCCATCCCTCCGGGCAGCCAACGCCCAGGAGCGGTTAGCGTGGAGGGAGCGGACGTCATCTCCCGCCCCCCGACCCTTCCCGCCGGTCGGCTTGGCGATCTCCTTCCCGCCGCGGGAGCGCAGGGCCTCGACGCGCTGCATGACCGAGCCACCAAGGGCCTCGGCCCACACGTTGACCTGCGGGCTGACCCACTTCGGAGCCTGAAGCGCCCACTGGTCGACGGCGGCTAGAGGGCCGATCACGAGGACACGGGCCTCCTTCCTGGGAGATGCCAGGGCCAGGAGCGAGCAGTAGTCCAGCGTGACCGCCGTCTTCCCGGTGCCGGGCTCCATGAGTAGGGCTCCTACCCCGTTGCAGGCGATGAGCTTGGCCAGGCCCTGCTTCTGGTGGGCGAAGCGCGGCGGGCCTCCGAACTCGAACTTAGGCATTGGGGGATCCTTCCAGGTGACGAGCCGCCGCCTTCTCAGCCTCTGCGAGGATTCGGGCTTGGCGAAGGTCCTCCGGGAGGCCTCGCATGATCTTCCGCCGGTCGTAGATGTCGGTCAGGTACCGGACGTACTCCCCTACGAGCTCGGCCCTGGTCAGGCTGTGCCCTACCCTCCGTCCGGGAATGTAGGAGATGGGCTTCTTCCCCTTGACGGCGAGGATGTCGATGTCCTTGACGTCCCCTCCCGGGGACGCCTTCACTCGGCGCAGGATCTCCTCGGCGCTCACGATGCCGTTGCGGCTCACTTCGTCCTCTTCCTATAGGTCTTGATTACTGATGCGATAGCCCGGATCAGGGTCCTCACAGGACCGCCCCCTCCGGGATCGATACGAAGGCGCCCTCGTGGATGGAGATGGCGAGGACCCGCCCATCGCGGATACCTGCCTTGATCGACTTGACGCCATAGCGGATGATCTGCGAGAACTCGAAGAGCATCCACAGGGCCCACAGGGCCTCAAGGAGAGCCTCCTCCGTCCCAAAGGACCGTAGAAGCATGAAGACGGCCGTCACTCCTAGCGCCCAGTAGGCGTGATTCAGTGCCCGGTTGGCGTAGACGGCGTTGGGGGCGGCCATGTCGTAGGGACCGTACGCGGTACTCATGGATTTCCTTATAGGTGGTGCGGATTGATAGGTCTAGGTGATGGGTCTGGATCAGGCGGCTGAGCCGCAGTCGCAGTACTGCTCGGGCTTCTCGCAGGAGGGGCAGTACCGGTCACCGGTCCACGGGTCCTCCAGTACCCCGGTCAGGCTGTACTCCCGGTAGGCGCGGGCGAGGGACCTCTCGTCGGTCACGTACATCTCGTTCCGGTACGCCTCCCACTGAGCCCAGCGCTTACGCTGCTCCCGCATAGATCCTTTGCGTGCCATTGCAGTTCTCCTTTCCGCCTAAGCGGTCGTTCTTTCGATGTCCCAAGACTACGCAGCGCGTATGCCTGGATGCAATACCCTGTAAAGGTCTACCCCAGTGACGTAAGTCACTGGGGTAGATTCCGTTGAGATTGAGTCGATCTACCGGCTAGTAGCCTCGGTAATGTGCCCGAATGGCGGGGACGGTTCTTAGCTCCCCGCCGACGTAGACCTTTGCCGAGGTCTGCCAAAGATGCCAGCCACGCTCGTGCAGCAAGGCGAACGCGTCGAATATCTCCTCGAACCGCTTCAGGCCAAAGGATGCTATGACGGCGTCCTCGACGTCGTACTGCCGAAGCAGGGTCTCGATCGCCCGCCAGTCATTCAGTCCCCGTACACGGTATCCGTGGTCGAACAGGGGACGGTTCCAGCCCATCTCCCGCGCCCTCTCGAACGCCTCCTCAGGCGTCAGCAGGGGCAGCTTGTCGAAGTCACGCACCTAAGACCTCTCCTCCGTTCTCGTCACTGCCCTCGTTCAGGTCCCGCTCCACGGGACAGTCCTCACCGACGGCGATCAGCGTGTACTCCCTACCGCCGCGGCCTCCGGCAGCCATGATCCACCCTCGGGAGATCAGCCGGTCCAGGGCCGCCTTGGTCCGCTCCCTGGGGAGGTCTGAATCGACGATGTCGAACAGGTCCCGCGAGTTGAGCCGGATGCCGATCTCTCCGCGGAACGCCCCGATGACCGTGTCCTCGTCGTCCTGCCGCTGGGCGATCTTCTCCATCATCTTGGACATGTCGGTGAAGTCGAGCTCCACGCGGCGCTCGACGTCGTTCACGTCCTCGCCGTCGGCGGTCAGGGTACCGCCACCCCCCGAGGGGGTGCGGCGCGGAGGTGTGATGACGAGGGACGAGCGGCCCTCTGTACGGCTGTCGAGCGTGACCACGCCGGCCACCTGAGCCTTGCCCCGGCCTCCCGTCTTCTGGGAGTGGGCACGGACCTGGCCGGGCCGGTCCTTCAGGACGACCAGCTCCATCTCCCCGACGTCTCCCGGCATGGGCTGCTTGATCGGCCACACCTGAAGCAGGGTGCCCTGCACCATGGCGACCTTGTGCTGTGAGCCGATCGGCATAGAGCCCTTCTCGGCGCTCTTGGCCTGGTGGTCGATGATGATGACGGTCGAGCGGCCGTTGCGGGTCAACCGCTTCAGCCACGACGTGATGACGTCCGTGGAGACGGCGTCGTTAGCGTCCAGGCCGTGCAGGCCATAGAGAGCGGTCATACCGTCGGCCACGATGATGTCCGGGTCGAGGGCCTGAAGGGCCATGTCGAACTGATCCTGGGCGAACTCTCCGGACTTGGTCGGCTGGTCCTTGCCCCACTTGTTGCGCTGCATGTCAGCCAACGGACCCTCGGGGCGGATGTAGGAGAACTGGGCACGCAGGTCGTCGTCCACGGCTCCGAGCAGCCGTAGGCGGTTCAGGGTCTGGACCGGCTCGTCCTCGAAGTCGAGGTAGAGCGCCCGGCCGCCGGCCTCGATCTCCTGTAGGCAGATCGCCATCGCGATCCAGGACTTGGCCGACTCCGAGGAGCCGAAGAGCATGTTCACGCGGCCCCGGTACATCAGGCAGGCGCCGTCGTTGCGGCGGCAGACCTCTGGGTCCGGAACGGTGAGCTTACCGGTCAGGTAGGGCTCCAGATCGACGGGGCTCCAGGACGATGGGCGGGCGTCCAGTGGGTCGCGGTTCTCGTCCTCCTCAACCTCCTCGACGGGGATCTCGTCTGACTCCGGATCCCTATCACCAGACTCGGCTCCAACGGCCGGGCCTAGATCTCCGAGGGACCGCGGCTCCGTGGAGTCCTCGGCCTCGACGAACGTCGGCGCCGGCGCTGAGTCGTCCAGCTCGATCTTCAGGCCGTCCCACTGACGCGCCCACGGCGGCTGCCAGCCGGGAACGTCGCCGGCCACGTCAGGCACGAATCCGGCCACCGCCTCCGCGTCGCGCACCAGGCGCTCGACGATCTGCACGCTCTCCTCCCCGATGTACTCGGCCAGGCGGGTGAAGCCGGTGGCCTCCCCACCCTCACGGAGGCGGCGCTTGGTGGTGTAGATCGCCTCCCGCTCGCGCTGCTCGGCGCCGTCCTCGTCGTGGGTGGCCAGGGCCAGGGTCCGGATGACGAGGCCGGCGTTGCGCTCCCAGAACGGGTGCACGGTCTGAGAGTCCCCGTAACGAAGGAGGCCGCCGGCGAGGGCGACGTAGGCGTCGTGGCGCTGGCCCGGGCCGGGCCACGCGTCCAGCAGGACCGCGCACAGCCCGAGGAGGATGACCTGAGCCAGCAGCTCGGTGCCGTCCACGAGGGCTGGGCCCTCGTCACCGCCCCAGGGCTCGCCCTCCCACTCGTAGGTCTCGGCCGTGGCCGGGTGAATGGATGGCGGAACGATGGTCTGGGCGCCGTTACCCCGGATCTCGACCGAGACCCCCGAGCCTCGCCCCGACGCATCGGGGATGCGCAGGCGCCGCGTCGCCGGCAGAGTGCCCGGCTTGGCGCGGTACCAGTAGTGCGACTTGCGCGACGTCTCGCGGCCGTGGATAGCCGCTGTGTGGGGCAGCAGGTACGACTTCAGGCGCGAGGCTGCGGGGTGATCGAGGTCGACGTCGATCAGGTCCCCGGACGCCTCACCGAGGAGTACGCCGAGGTTGGTGGAGCCTCCGGCCGTGTACTCCTCGAAGGCGGCCCGTACGGCGTCCTCGCCCTCTCCGGTGTCGGTCGTCGGGTCAGGCCAGCGTAGGCGGGTCCAGCCGGCCATCGTCGGGCTCTTGGAGTGGCGGGGGATGGGCAGGGGCGTCAGACCCCTGCGGTACGCGGCGAGGGCGGCCTCAACGACGGCCGCGTTGTGCTTCTTAGTTGTGCTCATGGGTCCTGAATAGGTTGCTAGGAGTGGATGGGGTGGGTAGATGCCCTGAAACCGGTGACCGGTAGTCAGCCGGTCACCGGTTCGAGGGGTTGTCGGGGTTGGAGAAGGTGGTCCGATGAGGGGTCACCTTGATCCCTGAAGGGTGTGGAGCGAGATCGAGCTCGCGGTTCCCGTACGCCTCCATGAGGCGCGCTAGGACGATCCTGGGCTGAAGGCCCTGGCGCTCTGCCCGGCGCACGACTCTCTCCCAGGTAGCCTCCCTCATCGTGAAGCTGACCGACTTGCGGGGGCTGGAAGGGTCACCCGGCTTCCGGCCGAAGTCGATCGATGTGGGGGCATCCAGCGGTGCGAACCGCTGGTCTAGGTCTGGGCGGTCGTCCACGTACGGAACGAGCTTGTCCTTGCTGGGGCGGGGCATGTCTATCTCCTTGGTCGGGTGTATGCCCCGCATACACTACCCGAAGGATGGTGGAACATCAGATGCTCGGTGGCCGGCTTGCCGGCAGCGTTGCCGCGTCCCGCGGCGGGCTGTCCATTCATTACGAAGGCTCATGAGACGTTGACTAGGCGTCCGGGCGAATCAGTTGTCTCAGTTTCCCGCGTACGTCGCCGGCCGAGCCACCACAGCCCGAACCAGTCCCGAAGGGGCGGTTCCCGTCGCTCGGGGGCTTCCTGGGTCGCGTCCTCCTCCGAGGCCGGCAGTGGTGATGCCTTTCCCGAAGGGCTCCGTTCGCGAGGCTCTTCCCGAGGGTGCTTTCAGCGAGGTAGCTCTTGCGAGCCGCTTCCTCCTCGCGTACCGGGACACTGTCAACCCCCAGGCCCTCGCCTCGCTTCCCGAAGCAGTTCGTCACCCTCGCACCTGTGTGGAGGTTCACCGAAGCGCTTCGGGCCTCTCAACCCGAGAGCCGCACCCCTTAGGACTGTTCAGAGACTCTTCGACACGTCGCCCCTCCCCGACTACGAGCCAGGTAGCGAGGGGTCCCGCCGGTCCATTCCGTCACCCAGATGATGGTGCTTGGTTGGTTCAGTTGTCCGGGCCCTGCTCGGCCTTGTAGTGAGTTCCAGCTTGTCGTAGCGACCCTCGGGCTGATCTTGTTCCCGCGGCGGCGCCGTCCGCTCAGGCCCCCACGTGCTTGCAGAGCCTCCCAGCTGACTGGGTATCTCATCGCCTCGGGTTAGTTCCTCAGGTCGGGCCGCAAGTCCGCCGCTGGATTGCGGCGGCCGGTCCGGGGAGTTTCGCTCCCTTGGCGGTGATGGCTCTATTGAACACCTTCCGAGGGGCCGATGCAAATCGAGAGCGGCATTTCTCGGGTGAGTGTCGTCACATTTCCGGGCGGCCGGGGCGGCCGGGGCGGCCCCTCCCGGAACGAGGGTGCTCGGCCTGCGCTGGAATTCCTCAGAGCCGTTCTAAGCCGTTCTGAGCGCCTTTCAGGGGCGGACCCTTCCCAGGATGCGGAGGCGGGGTAAAAGTCCGTCAGAATCGCTTACACGGCCTCTCAGAGGCATGTGAGGGCGTCTCCCCGGCACGAAGGTGCAGCGACTGGGCGGGCCGGCGTCGGAGCCGTCGGTCGCAGAGAGGCCCGAGGGGCGGGCGCGACGACCGAGCGCAGCGCAGCGGAGCGAGCCTCGGCGCGGCGACCCGAGGAAAGCCTCTCCGCCTGGAGCCAAGAACCTGCGAGGACGCGTGGGCGACCGGCGCCCCAGCGCCGCAGCGCCCTCACGCGGACACCGCAGGGGCGAAGGCTCCCCGGCGCCTGCGACGGGTGTGGTTCGAACCGGGGTTCAAAGACCCGAGCCCGAAGGGGAGCGAAGCGGACCGAGGGCTCGGGTCGGGACCGGCAACGGGTGCGGAAACGGGATCGGCAACGGAAGTGGCTCAGGTCACATATATACATATATATTCCAATCACACACACGAGCGTCCTTCCCCCCCTGACTCCGTCAGGGGGGAAGGACGCGAGTGTGTGTGCGCGTGCGGGCGCGCGGGATATCAAATTCTGAGGGCCGTTGCAAGCGCAAAACGGTGATCTTGTTCACGGAATAGGGGTTTTAAAGTTAGACATTCATCACGCCCAGATTGGGAATAGTATGCAGGCATACGGATTAATCCCAGCAATGGGGCCCGACACGCGGAAGTTGCGGTGGCGACACGCCCGAGTCAGGGATGACCATGTAACTTGTCATACACTTTGACATAAGTAGTGTTTGCCCTTCCAGCTGGACTTAAAGTCATGTGTCCGTGGTCACTGTCTCACTATGCGGGACACCTGTCTCAGAATGCGTCACCGGCGTGTGGATGTGATTCAGGGCACGTAAAAGGGCCTCTCCCAGATCGGGAGAGGCCCTTCGTGGAGGGGTCTCAGATGTCCTTCAGCATCCGCTCGCGGGCTCGCGCCTTCGCCTCGGCGCTGCGCTCCTTGTTGCGGGGAGGGCGGCGCTTGCCGGTCTTCGTGATCGTGCCGGGGAAGGCGGGGTCGAGACGGCGTGCTCGGCGGAGCCAGGAGTCCACGGTGTAGATGCTCTTGCCCAGGTCCTTGGCGATGTCGGTGCGGGTCTTGCCCTGCTCGATCCAGGCGCGCAGGTCCTCGACGTCTGGACCCTTGTAGCGGTTGCCTCCGCGGGCGGGCTCCTCGCGCCTCTGGAGCACGTTTGCGGCGATCTCGCAGAGGGTCCGGTGGGGGACGCTGTCGGGGAAGCGAACTCCCTCGTCGGGGCGGCACAGGAGGTTCACGACGTGGTAGCGGCCGGAGGAGTCCGGCTCCTCGGTGATCTCCACCCAGTACTCGATCTCGTTCCTCGGGTCCCGGATCTGGACGGCGGGGCGGCCCTGGAAGGTGGCAGGGCGGGCCGGGTAGGTGCGAAGTGCGCTGCGCATGGTGTCTCCTAAAGTGTGGTGTAGATCTCTGCTGGATTTGGGAATAGGCAGTTTTGCCAGTGTTTCCAACGTATTCCCGGTTCTGATTATTTGAGACGCAAGTCTCAGTGATGTGAGGTAGGTATCAAACCCGAGGGAGCGGGTCGTCCTCGTCGTGCAGGTCGTGGACTCCCCAGCGAGTGCCCGCCGACGGGCCGGCCACGATCGGCACGTCCATCTGACAGTCGAGCGGGCGAAGGAAGGTGTTCACGTCCTCCATCCGGCGCTTGCACTCGACGAGGATCTCCTGCCAGTGGTCCTCCGGGACCTCGATGCAGATCTCGTCGTGGACGGTCGCCACGACATGCGCGCCCTCGACCTTGGGGAGCGGGTAGCCCGGTAGCGTGCCCATGATCGAGGCGGCGGCCATCTGCATCAGGTCCGAGCCGAAGCCCTGTACCGGGCTGTTCAAGGCGTTGCGCTCGGCGTGAGAGGCCTTGAACGAGCTCTTCGAGTACAGGTCGCTCAGCCACTGGGTGCGGCCGATAGGGGACGTCACGTAGCCTCGCTCGTAGGCCCGGCGCTTGGAGCGCTCGTGCCACTGCCGCATGCCGTCCCACATCTCGAAGAACGCGCTGTGGACGGCCTGGGCCTCGGCCAAAGTGAGAGAAACGTCATAGGCGGTGGCGGCGTAGGCCTGGAAGCCGCCGGGGCTCATGCCGTAGAGGAGGCCGAAGTTGCCAGCCTTCGCCCTCTTGCGCTCCATCGAGGTCACGTCCTCGGGCGCCTTGCCGGCGATCTTCGCGGCAAGGAGCCTGTGAAGATCGTCACCTCTCTGGAAGGCCTTGATCATCGGGGCCGAGCGGGAGATGAAGGCCGCCACGCGCAGCTCGACCTGGCTGTAGTCGAGGTCGAGAAGGACGTGACCTGGTCGGGGGATGAAGGCGGGCTTCAGCCTGGCGGAAATCTGCTGGACGTTAGGATTACTAGAGCTCAGCCGGCCCGTCTTCACGAAGCCCACGTTGTAGGTGGCGTGGATCACGTTGTTGGGGTCCTTGAGCTCCAGCCACGAGCGGAGGAACTCCAGCGTCTTGGTCGCGTCGCGGTGGCGGAGCAGCGCGTCGGCGGCGGGGCTGCCCTGGCGCTGCTGAGCGATGAGGACCGCCTTGTTCCACTGAGCGTTGCCGGAGTCCGTGCGCGCCGTCACGCGAAGGTCGCCGGCCTCAATGGCCTGGGACACGAAGCCTTGGAACCACTTCGACGTCGCGGCCGTGGTGACTCCGTCCTTAGCCGGCGCCGGTGCGGGAGCGGTGCCGTACAGCCCGAGGATGTCCTCGCAGGCCTTCAGGCGCAGGGCGTCCATCTCCTCGATCTTGGCGTGGACCCAGTCCACGTCGAGGAGGAAGCCGCGCTGCTCGACCTTTGTGAGGGTCCTCACGGTCGGCATGGCGACGTAGGTGGCAACCTTGCCGAGGCGGGCCATCTGGATGTCGTCGGAGTCGAATGGCACCTCGTCGCCGGTCAGGAACATCTGGTCGCGGTGCTCCTGCTCGATCTTCCAGGTGTAGTAGGTGTCACGGGCCGCGTACTCGCCGAGCTGGATCAGGTCCACGCGCTCGGCGGCGCCGGGAGTCCCGAGGTCGAAGTCGTCCCACTCCTCGATCCCGAAGTCGCGGGCGGCGCGGATCTTCAGGCGGGTGCGTGCCTCGGTGTCCACCAGCTGAGACGAGACGGTCGTGTCCCACTCGATGCGGTCGGACAGGTCCACGCCGGTCTGCGCGAAGACCCACCGAGCGTCGAACTTGATGTTGGCGTTGACGAAGGGCTTGCCGCTTCGGTTGATCTCGCGACCGATGATCGCCATGACCTTCCTCCACGAGCCGAGTAGTGGGCTGGCCGGGTGGGAGAGGGGCACGAGATAGGTCATCGGCTGCTCGCCGTCGAAGGTGCGCCAGTCGTAGGCGCCGGCCTCGGCGCGATCGGCGTTGGGGAGGGTGAGGGCAGCCAGGACGATGCGGGCAGGGTAGCCGCCGTTGGTGTCGCCGCCGGCCTCCGCGTACTCGTCCAGGCCAGTAGTCTCCAGGTCCATGACGACCTCGGAGGACTCGTGGATCGCCTTGACGAGGGCCTTCAGGTCCCCCTTGCCCCACACCCAGGTGATCGGGCCACAGGGCGTGTGTGAGCCCTGGGCGGCCTTCTTGGCCTTGTTCACGACCTTCTCCAGGTCCATGATGCTCATGACTGCTCCTATCTGAGGCGGCTCGCGCCTCTCGGTGATGAGATCAGCCTACATTTTGTGAGTTGATGGGGGGAAGGGCTCACAACATTTATGAGAGTGATTTGGGCAACAGAAAACCCCCGAGTAGTCATCTCGAGGGTTTCTGTCGGCGTCCTTGCCGGTGAGTGAGTCGACTCTCTAAAGGGAGACCGAGAGTCAGGACTCGTGCAGGAGAGAGACTAGCACATCGTGCAGGTTGCCGACCTTGTACGAGTACTCGACGCCCGTGCGACGGGAGTAGGCCTCCATATTCCACAGAGGCACCCGGCCGCGGCTCTCGGAGGACTCGGAGAGGGTCAGCACGAGGTCGTTTCCGCTCTCGGCTACGACTACTGGGGACCCGTCCCCCTCCCCCACGTTCACGTACTTGAAGTAGGGGCGCAGGGCGTTCGCCCACGCCTGACCCGACACGCGGCGCTCGGTCAGGGGGCTGAAGTTGCCGGGGAAGGCGAGGTGATTGGTAGAGAGGGAGGTCATGGCGTTCTCCTTGGTAGTGAGGTGGACACCTCCAAGGTAACCGGGAACGGGTCCGGCGGCAATACGAGATACATGGAAGAGCGGTGATTGAGGTCACTAAGGTATCAATCTGGCTTCTGATTTGTGGAAAAGGCTGGGGATGGGGATAGACTTCCCCCAGCACTCCCAGCAATCTCGAGATAGGAGACCCATGAGCCCGCTGGAAGAGGCGATCATCGCCAACGACGCGCTTCCGGAGCGCGAACGCAAGACCAACATCGACCTGGCCGAGGAGTTCAACACCTCGGAGGCCACGGTGCGACGCCGTCGGCGCGCCCTGAAGCGCAAGAGTCAGGACACGCTCAGCCGGGATGAGTTCTTCGACCTCCCCGTCGGCGCCATCACGAAGCGCGGCAAGACGGTCCGCCTCGCCGACGGCTCCTACGAGAAGATAGAGTACCGGCCCGGCACTCTGGAGATGGAAGAGGCCAAGCGCCTATCCTTCGATGACTTGGAGCCGGTGTTCCGTGAGCCCATACTGACTAAGTCTAGGCATCGCAAGAACGTCATCGACACTACGCCGGTCGTCTGCCTGGCGGATTTTCAGGTAGGCAAGGGGGCCAGTGGGGGAGGCACTGAGGACACCGTCCGCCTAGTGCGCCGAGCCTTGCACGACATCGCTCAGGACCTCTCAGGCCCGGCCTCCTACCGGCGGATCATCCTCGCCGACGTCGGGGACTCGACCGAGGGGTTCTGGAACGTAGCCGCGCAGGCGCAGACTAACGACCTCAGCCTGACTGACCAGATTCGCACCGTGCAGCGCCTCTACGCCGAGGCCGTCAGGCTCCTGGCCCCCCTGTGCGAGTCCCTGTACTACGTCGCCGTCCCGTCCAACCACTGCGCAGTGAGGACTGGGATGGGCAAGAACAGCCGGGCCAACGCTCCCGACGACGACTTCGGCATCATGATCTCTAAGAACCTCGAGGACATCCTGGAGGACCGGCCGAACTTCGCTCACGTGGAGTTCTTCCGCCCCGAGAAGTGGGAGGAGGCCGTCACCGTGGACGCCGCCGACGGCACCCGCATCGGATTCACACACGGCCATCTGGCTGGCTCGCAGTCCAAGGTGCCGGGGTGGTTCAGGGACCTCGCGTTCGGGCGCCGGAGCGGCCTCTACGACGCCAGGATCCTGGTCCACGGACACTGGCACAACTTCGCCGTGAGCCAGGTTGGCGATGCTCGCTGGATCATCTCCTGCCCATCCGCCGACCGCGGCTCGGACTGGTGGACGAACGTCAGCGGAGATTCCACCAAGCCGGCCATCCTCACCTTCGAGGCCCGGGACGGCAACGCATCGTCCTGGGAGCTCTACTCCTGACGCCTACCACCACCACCACCACCGCCAGCGAGGAATCATGAGAGTTCTGTCACTATGCTCTGGATATGGGGGCCTGGAACTGGCCCTTAGCAAGGCTATGCCGGGCCAGCCCACTGATCTGGTTGCCGTGTGCGACAACTACGGCCCTGCCAGAAAGGTCCTGGCCCAGCACTGGCCTAAGGCCGGGCAGCTCAAGGACGTCCACGACCCGAGGCTAGACCGCGTTCAAGCCGACGTCGTCACCTTCGGTTTCCCGTGCCAGGACCTGTCGAGGGCCGGGCACGGCGCAGGTCTGCGGGGAAGTCGCAGCGGCCTGTTCTTCAGGTGCGCCGAGATCGGGCACCTGAGCGGGGCCGAGGCCCTGGTCATCGAGAACGTCCCCCAGGCCCTGAAGTACCGGGAGGCTATTGACGCAGAGCTTGTCCGCTACGGCTTTACCGTCAGGTGGGGCCGCGCAGAGGCCTGGGAGGTCGGAGCACCTCATCGTCGGGCACGGGTGTTCCTTACCGCGGTCCGAGGTGGCGGGGAGAGCCTGCTGTCCGGCGCGGTCAGGCCGGAGACCGTCCAGGAGAGGCCAGAGGGACTGCTCCCTACCCCTACCGTAGTAGACATGGGGTGGGGTCACTCTCCTGAGTCCTGGGAGTCCTGGCGAGACGCTCAGCGCGCCAAGCACGGGAACGGAAACGGGCACGGTCAGTCCCTGTACCAGGCCCTGGGATGCCCCGACCCCTCGGAGGCTACTCTGGAGATGGAGAGGATGATGCTCCTGCCCGTGGGCTGGGTAACTGGCCATGGGCTCAGGGTGTCGGCGGAGCGACGCCTCCTAGGGAACGGCGTCGTGCCTGCTCAGGGCGCCCTAGGGATCTGGAGATCCGTCAACGAGCCCCAGTGATACGAGAAGACCCCGCCCAGATAGGCGGGGTCTTCTCCTACACGAGGGGCGTCTTCAGGACGTCAGCCACTCCCGACACCATGCAGCCGGCGGCGCCGTTCTGGAGGCCCTGATCGTAGGCCGCCTTCGTCGGGCAGATGTGCGCCCATACCGGCTTGCCGAAGGACGTGGCCACCTTCCAGGCCAGCGCCGGGGCGTCCCACGGGAACCCGAGGTAGTCCCACGACGGCGCCCACTTAGCAAGGCTACCGTCAGAAGCGTGCTGAGCGTAGGCGTACCCCCAGCACCTCCAGCCCGCAGCCTTCCACTGAGAGGCCAGCCACGTAGCGTCACCGGCGCTCTTCCAGATGACCCGGCTCTTGGCGTCGGACGGCAGCTTGGCGGCGAGGTCGGCCCACTGCGTGGCCGAGTACTTCGGGTCCAGCACAGTGACGTGCGAGCTGCCGTAGGCCTCCAGATACTCCTCAATGCGCAGGATCCGCTCCCCGGCAGTCCGGTAGCGCTGCACCTCCGCCCACGGCATCTGAGCGATGGGCGTGTCCGGGGCCGCGGGGTCCACGCGCTTGAGGTTCTGGTCGTGGGCCAGCACCCACACGCCGTCGCTGGTCCGGCCTACTGACACCTCCAAGGCGCCGGCGCCGTGCGCGACCGAGCTCGTGTAGGCCCGCATGCTCATCTCCGGCCATGAGGCAGATCCGCCGCGGTGCGCCACGAGGAAGCCGCGCTGGGCGACCATAGCGTCGATGGAGGGGTAGCCGGACGGCATGGCCCGCATCTGCGCTGGAACGTCCTGAGGGGCCTCATGAACCCACACCTGAGCGGAGCCATCGCCATGGACCTCCACGACGCCGCCGCCGTCGGACTGGGCAGGAGGTTCGGCGTTAGGGTCGGGCGCGTACTCGTGCACCTCGATATTGTGGAAGGTCACCTCCGGCGAGCCCGCAGGCAGCTGGAACTGAGGAGTCCACAGCGGGTCCGGGGCGGTCGGAATGGTGAACCGGACCGCCTTCGCGACGTTCGAGCCCGCAGGCAGGTCGAAGTCGCCGATGCGGGACTGTCCGGTCTGCTTGGTCTCGTCCGCCTCCTTGAACTTGTTGTGGGCGATGGACACCCTGGACGGGGACGCCGAGGTGTAGGTGAACACCACCTCCCAGTTGCCCGACTTGACCGGCGTCGCCTGAGTAGCCCAGGGCACGAAGATGCCGCCGGCGGGGACCGTGAGATCCGTCCCCGACTGCTTGCCGGTGTTCGTCCACCACTTCCCCGGCCACGTGAGCACGGACGCCTCGGGCTCCGGCGGTTGGGCTGGGTAGATATTCGCGGCATGGATGAGGATGTCGTGCCCGCCCTTGGCGGGGATCTCCAGTACAGGCACCCACTTGTCCCACTGAGACGGGGGGAGCTCGACGTCGATGCGTAGAGGCGCCCGGTTTCCTGCCGGGATGTCTACGGTGGTCGGCATCCTGGAGACGGCCTGACGCCTACCATCGGCGTCGTACCAGACGATGCTGATCGCCATGACGTTGACGCCGGACGTGTACGTGAGATCAATGGTGTACTTCCCGGCACCTCTAGGCTGGGCGCTGGTGTCCGTGGGACTGGCGGACGAGTTGGTGGG